GGGTGATGTCCTATCACAGAACAATATCAGCGCAAACAACAACCCCTGCCTCTATGGATCGTTGTCAACTGACAAACTACCTGACCCCGTAAGAGCACAGAACATTACTACGATCGATGACAACAGGTTGTTTGGATGGACCGCAATCCATTACAGAGGATTTGATACTACCAACTACTACGTGCCTCATGCTACTGTCCCTGCTGATCAATCGTTCCTTATCGATCTTGACCGGGTAATCACAAACCAGCTATACGTGTATGCGGGCGTATTTGCCAACGGTGGGATTGTTATCCCGGCCCCGGTGAAGATCAATTACATGATTGCGCTATCAATTACATGATTGCGCTTGAAGAAATCAAACTAGATCCGTCGCAATCTGTCCTTCAACAACTGAAAGGGATAGGTCAAGACATAGTAAACTGATATCTTTTGTCTCTCTACCCCCCCCTTTGCGTCTATTTTTTCATACGCTTCAGCCAATGCTTTCGATAAATGGGCAATTTGATCGTCTTTCTCCTCTACGGCCCTGCCTCCAGCCCGATAGTATGCCAAAGCTCTGTTGATCACGTCTGATTTCTGACCCTTTGGAACGGCTTCCAGGTATCTAGCATTCTCAAAGGTCAATGAGAAGCTCTTGATTACTCTACTCTTGAGTGCGGGGAACGGTGATCTAACTCCGTGTACGTTGTGCCGGTGGTATGTTGGAGTCTTCCTTGCCATCACTCTTCCTCCCCTGGACAATTACATGGTTCATCTGGACTAATTTTCATCCAACCACAGATGATACACCCATATGGCCATTGCCATTCTTTCGAAATCAATACCATTCCTCCATCTTTGCCGCATATTCTACCATGTCACCACGATCTAACAGAGCTTCAACAAGACGCTCCAATTTGATTAGTCGGCGTTCAATCACTTTTAGTTCACTTTCAGTCACTTTTCGACCCTCCATATAGCTACGGAAANNNAGTTTTCTGCTAGAGAGAGAACATAGCAGACGATAGAGTGGCCACTAGGTATAGTGCCGGCGGCGACGTGGACCCTAATAAGAAGATTGGACCGGGATGTATTTAGGCGAGGTTTCAGCCTGAGAGAAATTATGGCAAAGTCAGACAGCTTCTTTATCAGAGCACAAGTAAACGCAGGGCAAGCAGCAGGGTTCGCACAGACACCGATCAACTTGGGATCGTATGTCGACGCCCTGGGCAAGTCCGTTCTAAGGATCCACAACATCGCAGCATCGTACACCGACTCAAACGGTAGGAGTCCGGATCTAGATGCGAACTCCAACGCTGCCGCTCAGTTTCAGCTAACAACTCAAACACAGACAGACATCGTTTCTGCATTGAACAAGTCCGTTGTAAGCTCCGGCCTAATCAATGCGTCCAGGGATATTGCGGGCGCTGGATTGGCTGGGTACACTTCCGAGTCATTCGACAACGCTCCACAGCTATGGACTAACGGCTACCTAGTAGCTGTTGATGAAATGTATCTAGGGGGATCTGCGTCGACAGGTTTCGCCGAGGACGTTTACATCACATTAGTCATGGAATGCACAGTCGAAACAATGACACAAGCGGCAGCAATGGCACTCTCTCTATCACAGCAGTAGGTGATCGATTGAGACGACGCTACATTGGAGGGATCAGTACTATCACTGGTTGTGCTGATGGAGACTGTACGGCCATTGATGTGTTAGATGCTATTGTTGATCTCCTAGATGGTGCGGATCCAGCTCCCCGACGCACACGTAGGGGATCCCCACGTCAACCTTCAGCACGTTTCGCCCTACCTGATTTCGAAGAGGCTGCAACCGAGAAACCGAGGAAGAGGAAGAGATCCAAGTATCAAATGGAGTTTGGCCGCCAGCTCAAGGCGTTAAAGCGCAAGCACCCAAGAACTGCTGTAACTAAGTTAATGTCCAGAGCACACGCATTAACTAGGAAGAAGCTGGGCATGAAAAGGAGGCGGAAGTAATGGGAAGGGTAATGACAGTACGAGGCTCTATCAATACGGAAATTAACGCCGGCACTGTTGGCGAGGAGTTAGCCCTGTCATACGAATCCCCGGACCGTACCAGGGGATGGAAAGTTACAGGCGCATGGTTATGGTTGGGTGATGTCCTATCACAGAACAATATCAGCGCAAACAACAACCCCTGCCTCTATGGATCGTTGTCAACTGACAAACTACCTGACCCCGTAAGAGCACAGAACATTACTACGAT